AACGTGTAACCGTTGCCCATGCTGCTAAACTTCCGGTAAACAACTTTATCACCGGAAGGAAGAACTCCAACAGGACTACGGCACTGCTCAAGTGCAAGTAGCCAGTCAGGGGGTAGGAGAAGGCGCACGATCTCGCGAGAGATCGTGTCGCTCGCCATTGACAAGTCGATCGTTGCCCTGTCACCATGAATCGAGCCCTCGCGGGCGTGATTCTGGTTCAGGGTTTGATCGTCTAAATCAATACCTACCTTCCGGAGCCTCCGTCGAATCGCGGTACCGAGCCCCTTCTGAACATACATATTCAGACTTGGCTCGATTGCGATCGTACGGTCGGTCTTCCAGTTCTTGGGTACACACTGAACCTCGTTACCATCGAATATCTGAAAGTACTTATGATGTTCGATGGCCCGGGACCACACGCTATCTAAAGGAAAGATAGACTGGGCCGCAGTTTGGAGATTCGAAACCGTCGTCTCGGGTTTACCCGAGTATTTATAGGGCGCGCTACCTTGGCGCCGGGCCAGCAACAAACTGGCTCCCGACGTAAAGTTTCGATACCCCTCACACTCGTGTTCCGAATACGGGCCTAGTAACCACTCTATTTTTCGTGCGGCCGTCTCAATGACGGACCACACGCTAATGCCTGTTGTTTGAGACAGGCGTAGAGGGTGGGCTAGACGCGCATTGGCATACGAGCATGAGACCTCAGCTGCGAAGAATCGCTTCCATGTTTCCGCTTCCTTGTCTGCGGACGGTTTCCCGTCATCAAACTTGGAGAGGATGTTCTGTCCCAAATACTCACAGGCGAATTGAAGGGGCTCTGTAGTCTCGAACGGTTGAATATCGTCCGAGTCTAGTGGAGCTACTCCGATGCGTCCTCTAAGTACGGGGGGCAGTCCGAACAATATTCCGGCTCTTTCGAGTCGGGAAATCGTATCGGGTAGGACTGAGGGATTGATTTCGACGTTGGCGTCGCGCTTACGCTTCGCGGAATGGGGCATTGTAATGCTCCTGTTTCAGTTGTAACTGAGTGACTACAAGAGACCAACGTAACGCACACTGCCGCAACGGCAATGGCAACGTCTCTGAGCTTGATCTCCACAAGTCGGGCCTATCTTAGTAGATAGGTTCGAGCTTGTCCGCCACAGACACAACAGTGCTGTGGGCGAGCAAGTTGGACATCAGCTTCAGCAGGTTCTTGCGTTCCTGAGCGGTCGAGTCCTGACTGAAGTTCAGACGAATATCTGCACTGCAGTTACGGACCACGACTTGCGCACCGTCAACCGTCGCCTCAACCGGGTCGTTAAACCCAATCAGGAGCCGGTAAGCGGTCTGGCTGCCGTTCGGCTGCTTCACCTCGAGACTCAGGGTTTCAAAACCCCGAGGCGTGGTGGCAGAACGATTGGCAAGGCGCGCGGTCGATCCGTCGGTCGTAACCGGATCGAGGGTGTGGGCGACAGGAGTCGCCTCGGCGTCATTGATGACGATGGATGCCATTTGCGGCATTATACAATCCTTTAAGGATAGTGGAGTGAAAGGACTCACCTAACAGGTGGACGTCCGCCTTTCAAAGCAGAAGCTAGTAGCGATAAAGCGTTCGCTACATGCAACGAGCTAAACGGGTCTTTAAACCGTGGAGCTGCTGCGATGGGCCACGACGTGAATACTTCACGGTCTAGGGTCATACGGCGATAGTGAGCCGTAGGGCCGGTCGACGTTGGTCTCGTCCTGTAATAGGGCGAGGTCAATGGATCGTGAGTCTCACGAGGAGATCCAACAACGACGAGCTCTTTTCGGAGGGAATAACTTCCGCCCTTAAGAGTCATGTAACTCGTCGCGTCGAGCGAGGAGAGCCAGTCACCGACTTGCACTCCCCAATCGAACACGAACGAGAACGGTAGCAGTTCCCATGCCAAAAGCAGAGGATTTGCAATACCCGTATTGGATTGGAGATGCTGGAAAAAGGGTGCAGACGGTTCAAAATCGAACCGCATAAACCCGCCAGTCTCCTTGTGACCTTTAAAGTCCATCCCGAAGGACATACCACCTTCGTAAGCCGTAAAGGCTTCGAAATGGTCGCTCTCGAAATGGGCTCCCTTTTTCACACTCTGTATCCAACGAGTGGGATCCACTAGTTCCTGAAGAGCATCCACGCTCCCCATGACATCCTGGATCAAGGGCTTCCAACCGTACTGGTACTCAAGCCACGTTTCCGGGGCTTGACGCCAGTCACGCTTCAACCATCTCCAAGCTTCCTTCCATCGTCTCCGATGAAGGGCCTGAAGTGATTTGGCGATACGGTTGAGTGTATCGGCGAGGAGATCTGCAGTCATCTGCCTTTCAGCATATGCCTGCGCGAGATTTACACTCTGATCTTTTACCTGCAATCTCAGCTCAGTGATGAGCCGATTTCGCATGTTCGCCTCTCTTAGAGTATCACCAAACCATCCTGTTGCATCTGCCAGCAGAGTATGTTCGCCAAATCCTCTCATCGAGGCTGGCATAGTACTCAGCGACATAAGCGAAGGATGGACAGGGAGCTCCCATTCAACCGGGGGCTGCCTGTAGGTTTTACTCTCAAGATGATACTCAGTTGGAGCCACGAAAGCGCCACCCGGGATTCCTCCCGGGGGCTTTTTGCGCTTTTCTCCACGACGGAGCAGACGTACGTGACCACCATTGTACGTGGACGTCGAAGTACCTCCGCCCTTAAACCTTGCGGTGTGAGGGTAGGGGATATCTTCGGCAATGTCCTGGTACGTAGTGGTCATTATATGTCTCGTGCTGAGCGTCAAAGTCTCTACTAGTCATAAGACCAGCAGTCTTACCTGGGGGTTACCCAGGGTTACAACAACTCCTATTTATCGGAGCCCAAGGCCGTTGTTAAGCCTAATGAAGTCCCT